GGAAAAACGACGCGACGGGATTCAAGCCCGACGTGATCGAACGCGACTGGTGTAAGCTGCTGGCCGAGGCCTACAACCTGGGCTACACGATGCTCGAGCTGTATGAGTATTTCCATAAGATCCTCGAGGTCCGTTGCACCAGTGAGCAGGGGCGCAGTATCTTCTACAGCCGCAATCGCATGGGGGAGTGCTACGTCGCGGCGGTGTGTAATTTTCCCAAGCTGTACGCTATCGACCTGCCCACCATGCAGCAGCTATTCAACTACCTGGCGGAGCATGACGGTCGACCACCTCAGCTTGAACCTTTGCAAGTTGAGCAGGGTCTGCTTTACACTTTGCCGCCCGCTGAGGGTCCTTTGCTAATTCCCGTGCCACGTAACGTGATACGATATCGTTCGCCATACGGGCGCGCTTCGGGGGATCGGTTTTTGTCCCGACGTGCGATACAAGCCCCTCAGCCGTTAAGTTCTTGGCTCGACAAACATCCCGGGCTTCGTCGACTGTTGACACCCACGCCATCGGGTCCGTAGCGCGCCCCAGGCCACCCACGTAAAACTTGCCCTGCGTGGAGATGCCCGCCTTTTTGGCCATCTCCAGATATTTCTTGCGGTTCATAGGGCTCATGGAATTCATGTGGATGCGCCGCTGCTTATTGAAGGTCTTGTCGCTGTAACGCGTCTCCGGGGCGCGGCGTATGGCACACATATGGGCAAAACGCGGGCTCTCACCTTTCTTGATCATGGCGCGGTAGAACTGCTGTACCGCGTCCGGCTGCCTGGCAATTTCAGATTCGATCAGTTCGAGTTGTTGGGTGGTGATGGTCATGATTAGGACTCGCTGTGATGGTAGGCATAGGCGGCTGTCGGCGCCATGACGCCACCCGCCGTCAATAGAGGGAACGTCATTTTCTTCAGGGCTTCGCGGGATTCAGGAGGCAGGTGAAGCATCCAGGACTTACGCAGTGCATCCCCGTGCGCCACGTCGTATTTGCTGGCTACCGGAAGCGCCGCTTCGCGCACTTCTGGAAGCAATGGCACACCGTAGTTATATTCCAACGTGTCTCCTAGCTCATTCACTACATCATCGCCAAACAGTTTCCGGCGTAACGCATCTTCCGCGTCTCTATACGCTTCATGAAGGGCGTCGCCCTCAAGCTCGTACGTGGCGCCCCTAGCAGCATATGCATCATCCAGTGCTCGTGATGCGCGTCCGAACTGCTGTAGCTCGTCCCATATTGACATACGACCACCCGTATTCGCCTCCAAGTTGCGAGCCACATCTTTGAGGTCTTTCCAGATTTCCCCTATGTCGTCTACATTTACATTGTCACCCAGGTTGAGGTGGTGCAAATGATTTTGGATTAAATGATCAGGCGTGTGTAGCGTTTCACTGTCAACAACGCCACTCGCTGCGTACTCTATGGGCCTTAATTCAGATCCCGGGATGCGTTTGCGTAACTTGTTGGCAGCATCATACAGGCGTCCACCAGGTTGTCCTTGAATTCCATACCATGCGTTTTGGCCGGACGCTTTCCCGTACGTTGCCGCGCGGACGACATCTCCTGCGTGCCACATGACACCCTCTTTGCCTTCGTCTGCCGCCAGCCGTGCCGCGCGGGCCATCATAATGTCCGGGTAGCGCTTTTTAAGGTCACCCAATACTGCTGGCGATATATCAGCACTTTTCTCCAGTAAATCGCTTTGAAGCTGCTCGATACTCAACGCGGAACCCACGCCTGGCACATCCCTGTCTTTGGCAAGCATGAACGCCAGTGCCGACTTGCCTTCATTCAAATGCTGCATGTGATCGCCGCCGTACTCAGCCTGCGCGAGCAGCGCCGTGTCGATTTCGCCCGCTTTACTGGGGCGCGGGTACAGCGCTAGTTCGCGATAATTAGTCCCGCCACTTGGGTTGTAATCCAGATACTGGGGAGCAACGCCTTGTGTCCCTGAAGGACGTGGACCCCACGGAAGATCTTCTGGATTGGCGTGGATGCCAGACGCCGCGCGTTCCTCCAAGCGCAGCGGCGGTTCATCGCTCACTTTCGCCAGCAACTCCGACAGCCGGTACGGCTCACTACCGGGCTTCTTGAGCGTTATTTGCGGCTGCAGGGCCATGGAGGACTCAATGCTTGTTGGGGCAAACGGAACGTCTTCCACGCCGGGCGACGGCAAGCGGTCCCACGTGACATCGCGCAGCCCCAGCTGTTCGGCAAACATCTCCAGCTCTGCTTTGCTGGCACCACCACCCTTTTCCGCGACCTTGACCAAATCACCCCACGTATTGACGCGCCGATTGGGATCACCGCTGGCCAGCGCACGCGCTAATCGAGAGTGGAACAGCGGCTCGTCGCCTATATCCAAGATCTTTTTACCCAGAGCGCGCTCTGCGGCTGGAGCCAACCCGCGCGCCCCTTTACCGGCCGCCATCCCCAAACCGACACCCAGCCCTGCCGTGCCCAGCCCCAGCAACGTCATGGGGTGCGTCAAAAACTTCATCAGCGGATTCCGGATGCCCTTACGCTCCTGGAATCGACTGATCTGGTCGGTCAGCCCGTACGTGGGATCCATAGCGGCGAACAGTCCTGTACTAAGATCCGCCATTACCCACTCCTTCTGAACTGCTTTCACTGCGCTGCTGGGCTGCCGCACGCGCCTGGGCACGGGACGCCGCCAGCTTGGCCTCGTTCATTTTCTTGAGCGCCTCCAGCTTGAGCTCATTCTCCCGGTTGAGCATGTCGAGCCGCGCCCGTTCGAGTATCAATTCCTGCTGGCTCAGTTCACGCTGCTGCTGCAATTCCTGCTCGTGCAGCTGCTGATCCTGCTCCAGCTCCTGCTCGGCCTTTTCTTCTTCCAGTTCCATCTGCGTAATGGCCGCCTCCTGCTTGACCTGCTCTTGGGCCATGGCCGTCTGCTGCTTGAGGCGCGCTTCCTCTTGGGAAGCCTGCACCTTCACCTCGAACTCTTGCTGTTTGATCTGCATCTCCAGCTTCATCTTCTCGAGTTCCATTTGGGCCATCTGTTCCTCCGGGGACGGTCCCTCCTCCTCCTCTTCGTCGTTCCTTTCCAGAAGAAAGCCTGCGGGATCCAAGTCCATGGTGTCGCAGACCTGCGTCATGTACGCATTCCACGGCTCGACAATGCCTTCCATGGCAAAGGCCTGAATCGTGGGCAACGCCACCTGGCCGAACTCGCTCAACGCCCGCTGTTTGGTGTTTTTGTTGGGTTTGCGAGCCGTTCCCGCCCCCACGCGGTAATCGAAGTCATGGATGATGCGATCGAAGTCCGTGGTCTTGATGCTGTTGTCCCAAAAGCCCGCGCCCAGCTTACCCAGCACCGGTTCCACGTCTCCGCCTTCGGCATTCCACACCGCACAGGCGATTTCATTGACGGCCGTCTCACTGAGGAAATCTTCCACGCGACTGGCCATGTCGTCGGGGCGGATGTTGGTGTTCTGCTCCTTGACGTTGGCCTCGGTGGCGCTGCGCAGCTGCTGGTCGGTCATTCCGTAGATTAAATCCACCAGACCCATGCGCTTGTCGATCTGCTCCATCACCTCGGACAGCATCCTCCAGATATCGGCACTGAAGCTGGGCGCATCCAAAAACGACACCACATCGCTAATGCTCTTGCCGGTGATCTGGCTGATTTCAATCACCGTGTATGGCGCCATGCCGTTCTTGATCTGGTTCTGGATCTCCATGCCCGCCGCCTTTGCGACGGCTATGTAGGTGGTGCACGCTCCGGATACCTTGTCGGCCAGGAAGCTCATGCACCAGTTGACGAACCGCAGCTCGGCCACGGCGGGCTTCACGAGACTGATGGGCCACACGCAGCGCGGTTTGTCGTAGAAGCTCAAGAAGGTACATGGCCATCCGCCGCCCTCCCAGTACGGGGTTTCCCACTGCGCCCGCTGGAACAGCTCCTCGGGCGTGCTGGCGGCCAGGGCGACGCTGGGTATGTTCAGCGGGAACGGGATGTTCTGCGCAACCACGATCTTACAGAAGTCCCCGAACGCATCGAAGTTGAACTTGCTGCTCACACTTTCCTTGGTTTTGCGCAGCCGGTCCCCGAAACCGTTCTTGGAATACACTTTCCAGTACTCGATCAGGTCGAAGCTGCGGCCATGCCGCTTCTTCTGGCTGGATTCCTTGCGGCTGCCGTAGACATCGCCCTGGGCAGTTGCGCTTTGCATGTGACCTTTGAGCATGCCCGGCGGCAGCTCATATTCCTGCTCGACCAGGTTGACAGGATGGCAGCAGTAGCGCGCGATCCACTGCACGTCTTCCCAGTACTCCGCGTCGGGATCGACCACGATGTCGTCGATACTGATGTGGTAGGACAGGGGATACTTAATGCGGCTGCCGCGCGGCTGGTACATGTCCGTCCACAGGACGCCCATGCCCTTCACGATGGCTTCGGTGATAGTGCGGCGGGCGTGGGTCTTTTTATCTGACTCTACCTGCAGCCAGTTCACGTAATGCTGCATGAGGCTGGCCTTGGTAAACCGTGCCCCCTCTTCCATCTGTTCCTGCTGCATCACGTACTGCATGAGCTGCTGGGCCTGGGGTTGCTGCATGTCCAGACCCAACAGCTCGGGCGATACCTCCGGCCTCCGCACGGGCGTGACGGCGATGTCTGGGTTGCGGTGATAGAGCGCCGGACCAAAGAGCGCCACCGCTTCGAACACCCGGTTCACTTGCATACGAAAGGTGGGTAACGCCGCGCCTGAATCCTTTTCCAGGAAGCCTCCACTGCCGCGCGCATATTCATCCTTCCACATCCAGTCGTGCGCCGCGTCGTAGAATTTCATGCCCTCCACAGCGTACTGACCAAATCGCTCCCACTTGATCTTCTTGGCGTCCTTGATCTTCGCCAGCCATTGCTGGCAAAGGGGTGCCAAGACGTGCTGGGTACCCAGCGGTAAGTTCGCTGTCGACATGAGTCCCACCTATCGTTTTACTCGTTGGTTTGATCCGCTGGATTCTGCTTTTTGGCCTCCTCGGCGTCGACAAGCCTCTGCAGCTCGTCGGCGCTGACCTTTTGCTGCAGCTTCATTCCCAGCTGCGCTGCCTTGGCGCGCAACTGGCGGTAACGCTCCAGGTGCGCTGGCGCCTTACCCGCCTTCTTTCCCTTGGCCTTGGAGGCGCCGATGGTGAGGCCTTCCTCGAGCTTGTCCAGGCGACGCTCCACGTCGTCGATCCACTTCTTGAGCACCTGCTTGGTCTCGATGCGGTCCCGGAAGTCGTCCGTGAAGTCCCAGGCGCCATTCTCGCGCTGCTCCGGGCTGAGCATGAGTTTGGGGTCGTCGATGTAGCGCACCGCATCCACGCGGCGTCCGCCAGACGTAGAAATCACCGACGTGCGCTCGCCGCACTGCAGCATGTAGCCTACCTCCACCACGGTGCGATCGCGCAGTCCGTTGCGGTACCACAACACGGCGGTACCCACGGTGCAGCGTGGCTGTCGGTAGTTGAGCTGGTCTTGCGTAAACGGTTGGGGGGTCTCGGTCGGATTCATGAATCACCTCTTGGGGCTAAAACGATACTTTGGCGCCCAGCCGACGGCGAGCGTATACGACGCTTGCGGGCGCGGGTGGCGCGGTCTTTCATGACCTGCTTGACCCACGTGTTGACCACACGCGGCTTGGGCGGGCGGACGTACTCGCAGCCGTTGGCCGACAGGTACTCCAGACACTCGATCGCGTGGCAGGCCGACTTGCGGTTGGCTTCGTCCAGAACGATCATATTGCCGCCTACCTTCTGCTGCTTCTTCTTGAAGCGCTCCATCTCACGCGCAAGGTTCGGGCAACGAGTGACGTCAATATACAGCTTGGTGGTGCCGTCCTGCCGCACCCGCAGCCACTCACGCACAACCTGCTCACGGCCTTCGATATCATCCGATCCGGGAATAAAATACGGCCCGGTGCTGTGGCATTTCAGGTTGCGCTGCTTGAGCTGCATTTCGTACAGCTTTTGGGGACGAATGCCGCTGCCGAAGTCGGTCAGTCTTCCGCCATGCGCATCAATGATCAGCCGCTCAAACGAGCGCTGACGCATGCGCTTTTCCGCCTCCACGCCGAACCGCTCGGCGTCGCACTGGCGGATGTACATCTCGTCGAACACAATGCGGAAGTCTCCGAACGACGGCGGCGGCGTCGCTAAACACAGCCCGGCGAAAATGGTGTGACCCGGGTCGCACGCGAACGACAAGCACCAGTCTTCTGGTGGATTGTTCCCGTGGTCACGGTATGCCCGCAGGGCTGGGTTTGCCTTTTCGTCGTCTTCAATGACGGTCGTGTGAATGAACTTACTGAAGGTGGGATACACTAGCAGCGAGTCCACGACCAGCTCCCCGTAGGCGCGCTTGCGCAACACCTCCTCGCCTTGCGCCGACCAGATTTTGATGTTGGCCTGGCGGGACTCCTCGGGGTAGTACGGGTTATCGAACATGGAGGCGCGGATACAGACCGTGGTCGGCTTTTCCACACCCTCATTCACTTCATCCTCGGCACGCTGCATCATATTGAGGATGTCGTCGTTCCGGCTGTGAGGCAGCGCCGTCCAGCGAATCAGCCCCTTGGGAATGGCGGTACGCCCGATGGCCTCTTCGTACCAACCCACGTTGGCTGTGTCTTCGTCGATGTGGTACAGATTGACATCAAATCCCTGGGCCTGAGACGGATCACCGGCACTGTTGAGGGCAAAGATCTCCCAGCCGGTGGTCAACCGGCAGACGCTGAACACCCGGTCGCCGCGCCGCTCCCACACCATGCCGTCTTCGGCGATCATGCGCGGCGGGATCAACGGCGGGCTCGGCTTGGCTTCGTCTTCACGCTCCTGGTCGCCGCCCTGCTCCTTGGACCACGGACGAAACACGCGCCACTCGCGCGTCTCTTCGTCGCGGATGATGCGAAACGCGCCCGCGCGGAACAGAAACTTGTGGATCACACGACCAATATGCTTTTCACCAAAGCCCAGGCACACGCAGGTGCCGTCGCGCAGCGGGTACTTCTTGAAGGGATCCCTGCCGGTGACCGCGCGGGCGTCCTCCACGAAACCCGCCACGGATCCGCCAGCCCTGTTCCCCTTCAAGCAGATGCATTCCTTGGCTGTGCACTCGTGGAACTTCTGTTGAAACGCCAACGGTGAATACAGCCGCAGCGCCTCGCAGTTGCGGTTGGCCAGCTCCTTACTGATCTTCAGGAACTCCGAGCGTTCGTGTGAGGTTGCTCCTATCAGGTCCTTCAATGGCATGGAGCCGGGGCCCTGATTAAGAAGCCTCCTTAGCATCTCCGTGCTCATGTTGGGGTACCTGCTTAATGAATCGTGTGGCGTAGCGCCGGAACGCGACCTGAAGGTCTTCGTCTTCCATCACGTCGATCGGTTCTTGGGAGGCACCCTGCTGTGTTGTGATGATGCCCAGTCGGATCGCCAGCTCCAGCATCTTGGTGCGCGTCGTGGAGCCGGGCTGGGCCATCAAATACTGCGCCATGAAGTGTGCTGCAAATCCGCCCGCGCCCTCAAACGCCTCCATCACACGCTCATACAGCTCGGAGACGTGCGGTATCTGGGATCCGCCCTTGGAAATATTTTTCAACAGCGCCAGTGATGCCTCGTCCATGGCTTTGACGCGCTTGTCGATCTTGTCCTGCTTGGCCAGCTCACGTTCCTTGGAACGACAGACCTTGCACACCGTCCGCAGTCCGTCTTCCTTCGTTTCGTCGCGATCGAAATAGACGCTGTTGGCGGGCAGGTCCATGCCACATGGCCCGGCGCACGTCTTCGTGCCGTCAGGATTGCGGCGCCTCAAATGCGCCGGACCGTGTTTGACATTGGCCATTACGCACCTGCTTTCGCGTCGAGACACTTCAGATTGGACGCGTCGACAATAACCTCGTCGGAGTGCACGTCATTCAGCACCACGTTGCGGAATGTGGCCGCCACATTCTCCGAGCGATAGATCGCTGGCTTGCCACGCACGCACCACGGCTTCCAGTG